CACGTCCTGTGTACTTTTCATCGCTGTACATTGGATCTCGTGCTTTTGCTGCCTGTTAGCGAGGCGCTTTTATACTTTGTTGCAGTGCCATGTTGGTCCCTTTACTATCACTAAAACACTATTATACTACTCTTCAGGTTTTGTGTCAAGTAGTGTTGCAAATACGAGCCACTGTTGCAAATCTTGCAACTGTTGTTTACATTTAGCTAACTTCTCAGCATACTGTGTAAAATTGTTTGTTCTGCGGGCGTCAATTTCTGCACGACTCAGCTCAGTCACGGTGTTGTAAAGATTGTCGTGCATTTTGCGCAACTGGCGACGATGTTGTGCATTATACAGCATCTGTACGGTACGGCGCAGTTGCTGATCTAGCAACGCCCAGTCGGCTAAAGAATTAAATTCATGCATAACCCTAATTATAGCAAAATGGCTATTTTGTGTCAAACTGTACCCAAACTAAATACTAGATACTAAGGATGCAATTGTGCCAAGATTAAGTTTATGGAAAGACGGAAAACACAGCAACGATTATAAATTTTTTGATCGTAGAGCTAGTGAAATGTTCACGCTTGGCGGTACTGGAATATTGGTACACAAATATCTTGGTCCAAATGAACAAAACACAGTGAAAACAACCAGTGCAGCACAAGCCAGTGCTGGTATCACATTGACCTTCTCTTCAACAGCTGATGTACAATTGGGCATGTACGTGGTTGGTACTGGTATCCCAAATGGCGCCAAAATAGCAGCAAAAACTGCCACCACGGTACAACTTTCTGTTGCCAGTACTGTTGCAATTGGTTCTGCCGCAGTTATCAAGTTTTACACTGAAGCAGCAAAACCCAGTTATATCAACGACTCAGCTCAGAACATACAAGACTTGTTGTTTTTAGAAAATCGTGATCGAAAATACGACACCAGCATTTATTCCATGCGGGGCATTTACCAAACACAAGATGTCACATTTGATCTGAGTCAGTTTGGTATGTTTTTACAAACTGGTACCTTGTTCATTGTGTTTCATATCAATGACATGGTTGAAACAATTGGTCGTAAACTCATGGCTGGTGACGTTGTTGAGCTCATGCACCTTAAAGATTATTACCCATTGGACAACAGCTTGCCAGTGGCCCTCAAACGATACTACGTGATCAGTGATTGCAATAATGCAGCTGAAGGGTACAGCCCAAGTTGGTGGCCACACCTGTGGCGTTGTAAAATTAACCCGTTGACTGATAGTCAAGAATACAAAGACATACTGAATCAAATCACTGTTGACAATGAGCTTGATCCCACAGGTGGCAACATAACCTTGGGCAATGTGAGCAGCATTATCAGCAAGTATCAAGAAATCAATGATGCCATCATTAGAGAAGCAGAAACCAACGTTCCGTATTCGGGCTATGATAACAGTTATCTTTATATCAAGCCAGTGGGATCAGAAGGCTATCCAGAAGACCCAGCAGGGATATCTGCAGACAGTGGCAATGTCACTGCTGACTCAGGCACAATTGATTCTTCGGCTGGCATTGCCAGCCCCGGCGACACAGTACACGGATACCTAACTGGCGCAGGACAAACACCAAATGGCTTACCAGTTACCACTGGCATTGCGTTCCCAAATGCTCCATTGGTTGGCGATTATGCGCTGCGAACAGATTATTTGCCCAATCGATTGTTTAGATACGATGGTCGTAGATGGGTCAAGATTGAAGACAATGTTAGAACCACATTGACACCGGGACCAGACAACACCACTCTACGCAGTAGTTTTGTCAACAACACAGAGACTTACACTAATAATTCTGGTAATGTTAGTGTACGTCAAAGCCTGAGTCAGGCTCTTAAACCACAGGCAGATAATTAATGAGTCAAAAATATTTTTATGATGGACAGCTTCGAAGATTTTTAGTGCAATTTATCAGAATTGTCAGCAACTTTGAAGTAGAATTTGGTAAGGATCGTGACGGTACTAGGACACTACAGCGTGTGCCTGTATATTACGGTGATGCCAGTAGACAAGCTCAAGTTATACTGAAAGGCAACAGCGAAAATACCTTGAATGCTGTTCCTGCCATGGCTGCCTACATCAGCGGCCTAACTTACGAGCAAAGTCGTATGCAAGAACCCAACTTTGTAAGCAAGATGAATCTGCGCATGCGAGAGTATGATGCCACCACTGGTTTATATTCAGGCAATCAAGGTGACAGTTATACCATAGAACGCCTGATGCCAGTTCCGTACAAGCTAACAATGAAGTTGGATATTTGGACCAGCAACACCGAACAGAAAATGCAGCTGATTGAACAAATTGCTGTGCTGTTTAATCCCAGTTTAGAAATACAAAGCACAGACAATTACATTGACTGGACCAGCTTGTCTTTTGTACAACTGACAGAGTTACTATGGACATCAAGAGTGATTCCGGCTGGCGCAGAGGAATCAATTGACATTGCCACATTGACTTTTGATATGCCAATTTGGATCAGCAGTCCTGCCAAGGTCAAACGACTAGGTGTCATACAAAAAATTATCAACAGCATATACGATGAGCAAGGTGAATTCAGCCAAGATACCATATTGTCTAACCTGGTTGGTCGAGTCACTGTGTCTCCTGTAAACTACGGGGTCTACTATTCAGGAAATCAACTCAAGTTGCTCAAGCAACATGAAGTGGCTCTTGAGGATGGTACCTTGCTAAAAACTGCGCCGCCTGAGACCTGGCGAGCTGTAATAGAAATATACGGCACCTTGGTAACTGGCGCCAGTGAAATTAGATTGGCCTTGCCCACAGGAACAGAATTGATTGGATCTATTACCTATCACCCAACTGATCCCAGTATACTGTTGTTTGAGCCAATTGAAGATACCATGCCATCAAACACACTAACTGCAGTTGATGCCATTATTAATCCCACCAACGTGATAGTGGACAGTGGACTACTGAACCCCGCAGCTGGCACCAGATACCTAATAACAGACAACATCGGCAGCGCCAACAACTTGCACGGCAGTGAAGTGTGGGGGGATCTGGTTGCCCAGGTCAATGATGTAATAGAATACAACAGCACTTGGCAAGTGGTGTTTGACAGCCAACAACAATCAGATATACAATATATTACTAACACCAACACAGGTGTTCAGTATCGGTGGACTGGGTCAGACTGGGTCAAGAGTGTGGAAGGTGTTTATCGAGGTGGCGATTGGTCAATTGTAATATAGGCTGCGGCGCATTAATTTACAGTCAATCAACTCACAGATATTTGTTCTTGTTACGCAATCAAAAACGGCATGCTGGGAGTTGGGGCCTGGTTGGGGGCGGTGTTGAAGCTGGAGAAAGCGCCAGCGAAGCATTGCAACGAGAAATTGTTGAAGAGATTGGCGCTATAGCTTACGATAAAATTATTCCGTTGGAAAAATTCACCAGCGAAAACAAGAACTTTGAGTACCACACCTACCTGATCATAGTCAAACAAGAATTTGTACCACAGCTAAACGATGAGCATCGAGGATATGCATGGACCAGCATCAACGATCATCCTCGTCCACTGCATCCTGGAGTATGGCGTACTTTTAGCTTTAAAGGTGTGGTTGATAAAATTAAAACTGTTGAACTGGTTATAGATCAGCTTCAAGCACAAACTGTCTAAAATCTATAGATCTGTAGTTCAAGCAGTATTTCCAGGCTTCGGGTGTTCTAAAACTTTTGGTAGGAGCAACTCGAACAAAGCTGGTATCAGGGTAGGCTTTAAACACTTCTGCCATGCTCAATTCCCAATAATCTTCCAATAAAGAGTCCGGAGCTTGTGGGTAAGCATTTGTTCCTGCATACACATTGTAAGATGAATCGGCTGAATCAGCACCATCAAACCCAATCATGAACACTTTTTGGTGCCCATCAAATGCTGCAATATATGTTGCTACTGCGCCAGAATTCCATTGCGGATCTTGTGGCACGTAATGAAACTTTCCTGGATAGTTGGTCACTGCTTGTTTGTTGGCGTACACCACGTTGTTGTCGCAATACTCACTGTTGGCCAGTTCTGCTATCATTTCTGCTCCAGTTGTAATCAGGAAGTCAGGCTGATAATTTCTGTACAGAGCGTTACAGCCGTAGGTATTAAATCGTCCAGCGTTGTTAATTGGAGGTTTCCACCCGCTGCGTTCTCCCCAGTCTGTGGTGTTTCTAGCAGCCAAGAAAAGATTTAAATTAAAATCCAGTCTAGTCACTCCATTGCCCACAACCACTGCGCGATTACTTAAAGGAAGATTTTCAAAAGGATTGGCCACATGTTCTGTTTGATAACGCCATAATTGGTTGACATATTCTGCGGTCACATTAACATCTTCGCCGGTATAATCTTTACGATACAACTGTTTGATTTTTTGCATTAAAATCTTCCCACAACCACTTCAATGGTCTTTATATCCGTGCTGTCTATTTGTTCCAAGGCTTTTCCTAGCACACAACCTGGCCTATACATGCCGCTGTTCAAAGCTTCAGCCACACCCGGAATATGACTTGACACCAACACTGTGCCTTTTTCAACAGGACCCTGCACCTGACAGGGCACTCGTCCTGTCATGGCCACTGCCACATTGCCGTTCATGGAATTCATTAGATACGCTGGGTTGGTGGAAACTACCCCGGCAACTCTGGTGTCGTGTGTCATGTTGGTCACAGTGACTTCTTTGGCACCGCCAAATACTAACACAGTACCAGGTGCATACTCTGCATCACCCACATAGTTTTCTGCCAAGTCGGCGTATTTGGCCTGAGTTGACACACCAAAAAACGTATTGTACCAGGCGGTGGGTGACCCCAAGTTGGCTGTTAGGTTGCTGCTGGGAATTATGTTTCCAGTATGCACTATAGCAGTACCAGCACTACCTCCAATGTATAGGTTACCAGCAACGCCAACTCCGCCAACAACTACTAAAGCACCTGTTGTGGTGGATGTTGATGCTGTGGTAGGTTTAATTACAACATTGCCGTTTTGATGGAATCGAATAGATTCAGTGGTTTGCGTTCCAATTGCTAAACCATATTGCGCTCCAATTGGATTAAATTCAATATATCCTTGTGAGGTTACATCAGTCATTAATTGAATTCGAGTATTAGCTGTTTGCCAATCTGCGCCTTGAGCGTAACGCTGTGCTATAATTTGCAAGTAGGAAGCATTGGCATTTGTGTGATGGAATTCTGCAACTTTTAATGTACTACCTGCTGTTGCATTAAGATTACCGCCAGATACATATAAGTTTGCTCTAGTAGAGAGTGTAGTTGTACCTATTGTAACATTACCTGCTATTGTAGTGGCGCCAGCAATGCCAACTCCGCCAACAACTACTAAAGCACCTGTTGTAGTTGATGTTGATGCCTGACTGGAAGCAGCAACAACATTGCCGCTGGCTGTTATAAATGTATCTACTTGTAGATTACCATAAATTCTTGTTCCAGAGTTGAGTTTAGCCATAGTGTAGTATTTACCGTAAGTTACACGCTGTATCTTCCACGCAAGGCGTTGAAATTTGTCAGGATCTCGTCTGCTGTTAAAGCACGATCGTAGATCATTGCTGTGGCTATACTACCATTGAAATATCTAGCATTGGCCGCACTTTTTCCAACCAGATAATTTGTCCCTGGACTTACTGCTCCTCTAGTATAACTAAGAGTGGCGACCTGAGCGCCATTCAGATAAAATAGGGCAGTAGTTGCAGTGAATGTCATTGACACCATGACCCATTGATTTAATGTTACGTTTTGACCTATAGTAGTCCAGAATTGATTATTTAAAATCGCCTGATATGTTCCATTATTGACGCCAATACCTGTGCCATAACTTGCAGGTAGATCCCCATCTATGATTCCATCAAAGTTGGCAGCGTTGGGTGATGCGATCGGATAACACCAAGCAGATAGTGTTCCGTCACTTATAGTGGCACTACTCAATGTTGTTGTTGCATATTGCGTTGATCCATCAAATGTAAATGCACCACCGTTGGTAGTAGAACTGAATGTAGGACTAGCAGTTAGCGTGCCATTGTTACCCGCACCACTCAGGTCGGTCCAAGTGGTGCCAGAGCCTGCATAACTTGCGGTTTGCCCAGCGTCCAACCAAAGTTTTAAGTTACTGTCCACTATAGGTGCTCCGGTGAATTCATCAAATTGAGTGTTTACATATAACGTACCATTGGAACTTTCTCTTTTGACCGGTGGCTTAGTTGCTGGTGTAAGTCCGTATCTACTGGCAAAATAATTATAATTGTTTTGTTGTTCGGCAGCAGTTAGTTGTCGATTGTAAAGAACTATTGCGGCTAGGCGGCCTTGATAGTATCTTCCAGTAAATCCAGTGCCCCAAGTATAGGCAAAGGTCGAAGCAAATGCTCCATTGGTTGTGTTGGTTCTCAACCCACCTACGATATTCCACCCTGATGCTAAACTCCCGGCACCTGTATAGGCTGTGTTGTTTACATAATAGGTAGTTGCTGTGCTGGCCCAATCATCAGTATTACCTGGATTTTGCAAAGTCCAAGGTCCTGTGCCATTGGCTCCACCAAATCGCATGGTTTTATCTGCACTTATACCAGCACCAAGCCCCATGGCCAAACTTGCACCTGAAGTATATGTAAAATCTGGATAGAATACTAAAGTGCAATCTAAATAGTTTTGTGCTAAGGTACTGGTTATATAGTTTGTTGCAGCGCCAGTAGCAAAGTTCCAATAACTTGCTGACCCTGCTGAAACATATGATATTGTGCCGTTGAGTGTGGCAGGATTAGTTGATGGATTTACAAGGTCTCTCACTGATGTGTCACTCCCCGGATAACTTTCCAACTTACCAGCATCAATGTATGCTAT